ATATCAGCTTTACAACACTAGGCGATCTAAATGGCACGCCATTCGATATACCACTAATAGGGGGCAAGATATGAAAATAAACGATAAGCAAAAAGCAATACTTAAATCATATTTTAGGGGTGTGCTTGTATCACTGCTAACATTTTTAGCAAGTAATGAGTTGGGACTTGACCCAGTTATATCAGTGGTAGTAGCAGCACTTGCAGGACCAGCAGCTAGGGCTTTAGATAAATCCGATAATGCTTATGGCATCGGTGCCGATGAAGCATGACACCTACAGAGTGGGCTGGCTTTGGCGCTGGCGTTATGGCCGTGCTATCAGGCGGGCTAGTAGGATTACGTTTTTTAGTTAGAGGCTGGCTAAATGAGTTACGCCCTAATGGTGGCTCTAGTATGAAGGATCAATTAACACGATTAGAAAAGCGTGTCGATGATCTCTTTATCTTAATTAGTAAGTCATAATTTTAATATGTCCAGCACTCGTAAACGAAAAAAGATTAACAGGCGTGTGGTACGTAAATCACCCGACCCTTTATCTAAGCTAGAAGTATTTTATATTGCTAAGCATGAGATGTTCAAAGCTGCACGTAAGGCTGGATTCTCAGAATCTGTATGCCTGTATTTAATGGATAGTCCATCATCCATGCCCGACTGGGTAGTAGGCGACAATGGCATTATCCCAACTATCCCTACTCCAGATGAGGATGACGATTAAGCGCTACTTAGTTATCAGTGATTTACAAGTGCCGTTTCATCATGAAGCAGCTGTAAAGAATGTAATTAAGTTAGCAAGACGGGAGAAGTTTGATTCAGTATTGGTGGTTGGGGATGAAATTGACTTTAACACAATTAGTAAATGGGCTGAAGGCACACCTCTGGCTTATCGGCAAACCATTCACGATGATAGGGAACTTACTAAGTCGATATTGTGGGATCTCAGTGAGTACAGCCGAGAGTGTCATATTATCCGCAGTAATCATACTGATCGCTTATATAACACTTTGCTCAAAGTACCTGGGTTAATCAGCTTACCTGAATTACAATACCCGGCCTTTATGGGGTTTAAAGATATGGGCATGGAGTATCACAAAACAGCCTATGAGTTTCACCCAGGGTGGATGCTGGCCCACGGCGATGAAGGCAACATGTCACAGCACGCTGGTATCACAGCTCTTAACCTGGCTAAAAAATGGGGTAAATCGGTATTGTGTGGCCACACCCACAGACTAGGCATGAGTGCCTATGCAGAGGGCGTAGGAAGCCATTACAGGGCCTTATATGGGGTTGAGGTAGGCAATCTTATGGATCGAAAAAAAGCCTCTTATTTACGCTATGGAAGCGCTAATTGGCAGATGGGTATTGCTATACTAGAAGCCGTTGGAAAGACACTGACACCTACGTTAGTGCCGATCAATAAGGATGGCTCATTCACAGCACTGGGCAGGTATTACGGGTAACATCGTTACCTAATCGTTATACAAATACGCCCCAAAATAATCCACAAAGTCGTACACAGGTGCAACACTATGCCTGTACCGCAAAGTTTGCGGACAGTTAGGGCTATATGACTGCAGAGACAATACTGCTACATTCACAAGCTGTGATAAGAGATAACACTCTTAGATCAGAGACAATCGATACGTTAGATGATGCAATACAGCTGTTAAGCGAGTTAGGTCGAACTGATTTAGCAGACCAGATACATCAAGTATTGCTACAAATTGATACTTTTATGATCACAAATAAAGATCTACAACATGGCGTAGTAATTGAGTTATTCCAAGCAAGAATGCAACCAAGCGCATGAATCCAATAGAAGACTTAAAGAACTTTGGTTATGTATTGATGTATGCAATCGTGGCTATAACAGTAGTTGCCTGGATCATCCATGAAATTCAGGACACAGCATTTCAAAATGGATATTGGAAAGGCCGGGCTGATGGGTGGAACTCGCACCGCAGATTAACAAACACTAAAGCAAAGTCAGATGAGGTATTTGACTATGACAAAAACTGAAAAGTTACTAGCTGATGTTGTCGATCTGGTCCATACAAGGGGAACGATCTATGGTCATCCTTACACAAACCATAAAAGGATCAGTGAGCTGTGGTCGGCATACCTCGACCATCCAATTACACCTAGTCAAGTCGCATTATGTATGGCGCTGCTCAAGGTTTCTAGGCTTAGTGAATCTCCAGGCCATGAAGACAGTGTCAAAGATGCACTTGCTTACATTTCAATATACCAGACAGTCCTTGATGCAGAAGCCGACATTAACTTCACGTGGGGGAATGACTAATGGCATTTAATTTAGATGATTACACCACGGTACAAGAACGTTCAAACATTTTCTGGGAAAGGTATCCAAATGGAGCAGTACGAACAAAGATTGTCTCGGAGTCAGACACTCGAGTCATTGTGGTATGTGAATTATTTAGGGACACAGCTGATGAAAGACCATTCGCAACAGGTGAAGCGAAAGAAGTCATATCTGATCGTGGGGTCAATAGGGATTTTGCGCTTGAAAATTGTGCGACTTCGGCTCGAGGCGTTGCTTTTAAAGTGGCTAATATCGGTACTGAAAAGAATGGACCGAGTCGAGAAGAAATGGCTAGGGTAAATGCTAAAGAAGCAGAACCATTTAAACCTAAATATGGCAGACCAGGATCTAAATCGGCTGCGATGGAGTATGCGTTACATATTGTGGACACACAATCTAAAGTTACTGATAACGAACCTAAGCCTATCGCTTGGACTGTTGGCGAAAGCATTAGTCAAATTGGTGAAGTGGTCGATGTTAGTTTTACTTGCCGGCATGGTGATATGGTAAAAAAAGAAGGCACAGCAAAGACTGGTAAACCATACGCAGGTTATGTTTGCACAGCACAGAAGCCAGATCAGTGTGATGCTAAATGGGCAAGACTTACAGCTTCTGGCACATGGTTTTGGCCGGATAATTCTGAAGAAGGCAAAGGGGGTGAGTAAATGGGATATGTAGAGATTCTTAGAGGCGGACCTTACCTGGAGCGCATAGAGAACGACCAGGTAAAGTTTGTACCGTCTACCGATGTTTGTGTAGCTTGTAATGATGACAGGCTTATAACTTCAGGTAATTTCTTGATTTGTACTCAGTGCCACTGTAGGCAATAAGGATATTACCATGAGTCACCCACAATTCAAATGTAATGGCTGTAAACGAAAGACCGAGTTCTTATGGCTCGATCAATTGGATATGCCCGAAGGATTTAAGGCATATCAGTGCATGGATTGTGGATGCGTAGGCGTTAAGAATATAGCCGAAGCGTTGGATGTACCTGATTCAGATATATCCAGATGTGATCAGTGTGGTAGTTGGAAGTTTATTACCGTGGTCTGCCACACTTGTCAGTTGATTGGAGCGAAGTAATGCCTACTTATGAATACAGTTGTAATGAATGCGGCACCTATGGATCAGTGCATAAGTCTTATGATGATGATATTGGTCCAATGAGTTGCCCTAAATGTAATTTACAAATGTCAAGAATGTACAGCGCACCTGGTCTCATATTCAAAGGTGGCGGATGGGGTAAGAATGCCTGAGGCTACAGCTGAGGATTGGGCTAATCAAAATGCTTTGCGTGAGCAATGGCTGGCAAATAATCCAGATGCACAATACATAGGATGGATGTCTATATGACCGGTGGTTGGGATGAGACTTGGATTGACACAGATGATTTACGTATTATGACTTGCCGTCTGACCTGCGGTTATGCTGATTGATTTGACAAGGCGTGCTACCCTGAACAAAAAGCGTTCGATCTTAAATCGAAAAGCTGAGCCGCCATCGGCTAGGCTCGGTAGGCGCAGAGTTTGGGCCACCCTATTGCTAATTGCATTAAGCAGTTGCTTTATAAAAGATTATTCCGTTGCTAATGACAAAACAAATCATTACCGTCAATGGGCATTCATACAACTTAATAACTTAGATGAGTTCTATTGCTTAGATGAGTTGTACTTCTATGAATCTAGGTGGAATCCTAAAGCACGTAATGGTAGTCATTATGGTATTCCACAAGGTAGGTCTAAATGGTTGGCTACAGCTGATGGATATAAGCAAGTAGAGTGGGGTATTAAATACAATAACAATAGATATGGATCTATGTGTAAAGCATTAGAGCATTACAAGATTAAAGGATGGCATTAGTGTCTTATTCACAAACTAGGGGTTTATGTACCTGTGGCAATCTAGTCAGGTCTAAAGGTAGAAGCATTACAGGCAAACAAATATTTGATAAAAAATGCTGGAAGTGTAGGTGTGGCGGATATAGAGTACATAAGAAGCTAAAGTGCGAATCATGTGGCTTTGTAGCATTACATCCAGTGCAGTTAGATGTGGATCATATAGATGGTGATAGACATAACAATGACATAGATAACTTACAAACCCTGTGTGCTAATTGCCATAGATTAAAGACACACATAAATGAAGACCACCTAAGACGATGAGCGATAGAGCCATAGGCAGTGGCAAATGGAAGAAACTTAGATTACAGATCCTTGATCGAGATGGCAGACAGTGCCTGTGTGGACAGCCAGCAGATACAGTAGATCACATCATTCCACGTGTTAAGGGTGGCGATATGTGGGCCAGCGATAATCTTCAAGCTATGTGCAAATCTTGCAACAGCTCTAAAGGTAGCCGTTTTTTTAATAGCAAGGCGACCCCCCCTTTCTTTCCAGAACGTTCTCTCTCCGAGACGGTCCGGGTCATTCCAGAATCACCCTTTATCAAACCTGAATCGATCCAAGCCAATGCAGAATGATGCTGAAGTGATCCCGATTAAACGAGGGGTCGGGCTAATTGGCAGCACTGAGCCTAGAATCCACACGCCTTTACTGAATGGACCATCCAAAGCGCAGGAGGTGGCTGATCTAGCTACGAAGATTGGTTTACCTCTTGTGCCATGGCAACGGTGGGTGTTAGATGATCTGTTATCTGTTGATGAAGCTGATACCTGGCGTAAGAAGACAGCTCTTATATTGGTTGCACGTCAAAATGGCAAAACCCATCTAGCACGCATGTTAATCCTTAGCCATTTATTCTTATGGGGTAGTAAAAACGTTTTAGGTATGTCTTCTAACCGAAATATGGCATTAGATACATTTAGGCAGGTTGCTTACACAATAGAAGATAATCCATTCTTAAAAGTGCAGGTAAGACAGATACGCCTGGCTAATGGTCAAGAATCTATCAGCTTACTTAATGGCGCACGGTATGAGATCGCTGCAGCTACCAGAGATGCACCTCGTGGTAAGACTGCAGATTTCTTGTACATAGATGAATTACGTGAATGGACCGAAGAAGCTTATACGGCTGCACTGCCAGTAACACGTGCAAGACCTAACGCCATGACACTAATGACAAGTAATGCCGGTGATGGATTTAGTAATGTGCTGAACGATCTTGTAGAGCGTTGCAAGTCTTATCCGCCAGAGAATCTAGGTTATTACGAATGGTCAGCACCGCAACACTGTAAAGTTACAGATCGTAAAGCCTGGGCTATGGCAAACCCGGCACTAGGTCATTTAATAACTGAGCAGACACTTGAAGAATCGGTTAATACCAATAGCATAGAAGCTACAAGAACTGAAATGCTTTGCCAATGGGTAAGCAGTGCTGTCAGCCCCTGGGTGTATGGATCTATTGAGCAGTGCAGTGATAGCACGTTAGAAATACCTATTGGACCACAAACAATTATTGCCTTTGATATTGCACCTACAAGAAGATCAGGAGCTTTAGTAGCAGGTCAAATGAAAGATGGAAAGATTGCAGTAGGACTTATGCAGCTGTGGTCTAGTGAGATTGCTATTGATGAAGTAAAGATGGCAAGTGATATAAATGAATGGGCTCGTAAATACCATCCAACAATGATCTGCTATGACAAGTACGCCACTCAGTCTATTGCTACAAAATTAGAACAAAGCGGATGGATGATGACCGATGTTAGCGGCCAAGCGTTTTACCAGGCATGTTCGGATCTATCCGATGGATTGGCGAATTCCAGGGTTGTACATTCTGGGCAAGCGGATCTTGTACAGCATCTTAATAATTGTGCTGCTAAGACTAACGATGCAGGATGGCGCATAATCCGAAGAAAATCAGCCGGTGATGTTACAGCTGCAATATCCTTGGCCATGGTTGTAAGTCAATTAAGTAAACCGCAACGCACCGCACAAATATTTGCCTAATTTGCACCATTAGTCCGTTTTATGGTATAAAGTACCTATATGGGTCTATTGTCTGCTTTGGGTATAACTAATAATAATAAAACCGTACAAGCGCAATACGCCCCTGCCGTTATGAATGATGGATACGGTTACGGCACCGTAGGTAACTCTTTCGGATATGGTCCAATGGATCGATCCCTGGCTATGCAAGTGCCAGCTGTTGCAAGATGCCGTAATTTAATTGCTGGAGTAATTAGTTATTTACCTTTAGAACTTTATAAGAAATCTACCGGAGAAGAACTGGGATCTCCTGTATGGTTAGAGCAGCCAGACATCCGTCAACCTCGATCCGTTACGATAAGCGCCACCGTGGACTCATTAATTTTCTACGGTGTTGCTTATTGGCGTGTTACAGAAGTTTACGCAGATGATCTGAGACCATCCCGATTTGAATGGGTTGCTAACACTAGAGTTAATGCACAATTAAATGCTAAAGGCACAGAAGTTTTATATTACACAATTGATGGATCACAAGTACCTATGGATGGTCCAGGATCTCTAATTACATTCCAAGGATTAACACAAGGCGTATTACAAACTGCAGGTCGCACAATTCAATCAGCTTTAGATATTGAAAGAGCATCAGCCGTAGCACTTGCAACACCAATGGCGACCACAGTGCTTAAAAACTCTGGAGCAGATCTACCAGAAGATCATGTACAAGGATTATTAGCAACATGGAAAGCAGCCAGATCATCACGTAGCACTGCATACCTAACATCTACTTTATCTGTAGAAAATATTGGATTCTCACCTAAGGACATGGCTTACGAAGGCGCCAGCCAGTACCTTGCCACCCAGGTCGCCAGAGCAATGAATATTCCTGCCTACATGATTAGTGCGGATATGAATAACTCAATGACTTACCAGAATATTATTGATGGCCGTAAAGAGTTTGTTGCATATTCCCTACAACCTTATATCTGTGCGATTGAGGACAGACTTAGTTTAAATGACATAACAAATTCTCAAAATAAGGTCAGATTTAATATTGAAGAATCATTCCTACGTGCCGACACAATGAAGCGACTAGAGGCCCTAGAGAAAATGCTGTCATTAGGTTTAATAGATGTTGAACAAGCTAAAGAGATGGAAGATATGACCCCTAACGGAAATGAGAGTAACGATGCTACTTACGTTCAGTAGTTCAATTGAAAGCTCAGATACTGAGCGTAGAGTTATAGCTGGAAAGATTGTGCCATACGAACGTGTGGGATTTACTTCAGCTGGACCGGTTGTATTCGCTAAAGATTCTATTGAGATTGGCGATCCCGGAAAGATCAAGATGCTTATGCAACATAAGAACGATAAGCCTATTGGCCGTATGCAGAAGTTCAATAAGGCAGAAGATGGAATCTATGCATCATTCAAGATCAGTGCATCTATGCAAGGTCAAGATGCGTTAATCCTTGCCGGTGAGCAGTTAATTGACGGCCTGTCTGTTGGAGTGGAAGTAACCGGATCAAAACAAACCAAAGATTATTTATATGTAACTAAGGCAACCTTAAAAGAGGTTAGCCTGGTCGAAACACCAGCGTTCGCTGAAGCGAATGTAACTAAAGTTGCTGCAAGCGAAAGCGAAGCAGATGCAACATCAACTACTACGGAAAGTGAGGCTATCTTGGATACAACTCCAGAGCCAACTGTTACACCGGCAGAGGTTGCTCCAGTAGAAGCCGCACGCCCTACAATTAGTGCTGCTGTCTATGCTGAGCCACGTTCGCCAATTAATTCACAAGCTAAGTACCTGCAATATGCAGTAAAGGCACAATTAGGAGATCACGAAGCTGGCCTATGGGTCAGAGGCGAAGATACTAAAGCACAACGCATGAATTTCGCAGACGATTCGTTCAGTACAAATCCTGCATTTTCTCCGGTTTCTTATGCTACAACAGTTATCGATACTCTTATTGGAACACGGCCAACTATTGAGGCATGCGGTGGAGCTAAAGTTATCCCAACTTCTGGTATGACAATCTCACATCCAAAAATCACAACATCTGGAACTGTAGCTTTAACTGCAGAAGGTGCTGGTCCATCTGAGACAGGTATTGTATCTTCATACGTAGATGCAACTGTTAAGAAGTATGCTGGACTACAACGCTACTCAGTAGAATTGTTAGAGCGTTCATCTGACAATCCTGCATTCTTCCAAGCCATGCTTGATAACATGACCCGTGCCTATAACAAGGCAACCGATGCAGCTGTAATTGCTGAAATCGTATCTGGTGGAACACTTGCAACATCACAAGCTACTACCTACCTAGGTATTCAAGCATTTATTGCACAAGCTGGCCCAGCTGCATACGCAGCAACAGGTGACCTAGCAACTGCATACATCGCTGGTACTTCACAGTGGTCATTATTGATCGGTGCTAAAGACGGCTCAGATCGACCAATTTTTACTGCAGAAAATCCAATGAATGCTGGCGGTACTTCATCACCAACATCTCTACGTGGATCACTGTTTGGTTTAGGGTTGTATGTTGATGCCAACATGGTATCTACAACTATTGATGATTCAGCATTTATTATCGTGCCATCAGCAATTGCAATCTATGAGAGTCCAGTACTAAGACTTTCAACAAACGTGCCAACATCAGGCGAGATCGAACTGATGCTGTACGGATACTTGGCAACTAAGACACTTGTGTCTGGTGGTCTACAACGCTACAACATGACAGCGTAATAACAGCAACACATTAAGAATCCTTAGGGTTTAGTAGCCCTAGCCCTAAGGAGCTATTAGCAAAGGAGTAGAGATGGCCGCTAGTTACGTTACCGTAGCCCAACTAAGAACTAATCTTGGTATTGGGTCTCTCTACTCTGATGCCGATTTAGAATCTATCTGTCAAACATCTGAGGACCTACTTAATTCATATCTTTGGTTTAATAACGCACCGGTAGTCGGTGCAAGCATAAGCAATAACGTTGCCAGTGTTGTACTTGCTAGTCCTGGCATATTTGTAACAGGTCAAAGCATAACTATTACTGCATCCGGTGCTGGTGTTTATAACGGCACACATACTCTTACAGGCGCTTACCCAGGATCGACAGTACCGGCATCATTAGGTACAGCATTCTGGAGTACATACGCATTTAGTAATTATCCAAGTGGCTATTCAATTATTCAATTTGCTAAAGTAAATGCCGATGATCCATTTCATCGTATCCTGCCATACGGTCTTGCAACTGGACCTGGCTACAAGACAGCTGCATACAATTTAGTGCCAGCCGTAAACCAAGCAGCCATGATAATTGCCGTTGACATTTTCCAAGCACGTCAGACTTCCCAAAATGGTGCAAACGGTATGGATGGCATGAGCCCTAATCGTTACGCCCTCGGTTATCAGCTCATAAATAGAGTGAGAGGTTTGATTGCGCCTTACTCTAGCCCTAATACAATGGTGGGCTAATGCCAGCTGCAATTACAACCTTAAGAGGCACACTAGCAACAGATCTAGCCAATGCCGGTGTCTGGAGCACATTTGCTTATCCTGCTCCAACATTATTAGCAAACAGTGTGTCAATTTTACCTGGTGAGCCATATTTAGTACCGTCTAATAATGACTATACAAGTATCGCACCTTTAGCCAATTTTAAGATTTTGATTGCAGCACCAGCTTTAGATAACCAAGGCAACCTTGCCGGTATAGAAGACTTTATTGTAGCTGTAGTAACTAAGTTAAACGCATCATCTTTGGTGCTAAACATATCAAGTGTCTCCGCTCCAGCTATCGCTAGTGTGGCAAGTGGAGATTTATTAACGTCAGAAATCACTGTATCAATTCTAACGAGCTGGAGTTAAAATGAGCCTAACACCTGAAGATTTAGCCTTCTTAAAAAAGATAGGTCAGATCCAAGAAGCACCAAAACCTGCAACTACTAAAGAGAAAGACAAGGAGTAACAATGGCAATTTTCTTAAATAACACCGCATCGGTAACATTTAACAGCGTTGATCTTTCAGCGTATGTTACATCTGTTACCATCAATCAATCATTTGATGA